GCCATCGCATATAACTCCTAATCAATTCGCATCTTTGGTTTCATTTGCATATAATTGCGGTGTGGTCAACTTGCAAAAGTCAACACTACTAAAAAAAGTTAATGCCAATCATAATGACCCAAGCATAAGGGCAGAGTTTATGAAATGGAACAAAGCAGGTGGTAAGGTTCTTGCAGGACTTACAAGAAGAAGGGAAGCAGAAGCGAATCTTTATTTCAAATGAGCAAGGTCAACATAGCGAGAGATTATCGGGAAAAGTATGGATGGGATATGCCGACTTTAAAACTGGCAAGGATTATTTACAACGATAATCCTTTGTCTTTTTCAAGCGTAGACCATGCGAGGACATCTTTAAGGTCAATAGAAAACAAATTAGGTAAAAAGAACAACATAATAACTACAAAAGATATGCCTACAAGACCTACAAACCCATACAACTTGCCTGAGTCAGATGAGGCAATTTACCAACATTATGACCTTAAAGCGAAGCGGTTGTTGGTTCTTTCCGACATCCATATACCTTATCATAACATTGAAGCACTTACTTGTGCTTTTGATTTTGCGAAAGGAGAAAAGCCTGATGCCATTCTTTTGAATGGTGATACCTTAGACTTTTTTGGATTGAGCAGGTTTATGAAAGACCCAAAGAAAAGGTCTATTGCAAGTGAACTGGCAATATTTAAAGATTTCATGGAAATACTTAAAAAGACTTTCAATGCTAAAATCTATTACAAGATGGGAAACCATTGTGAAAGGTATGAGCATTTTCTTTGGATGAAGGCACATGAACTTGTAGGGGTTGAGGAATTTGAGATTGAGAATATACTTAAAGCAAGAGCAGAAGGTATTGAGATAATAAAGGACAAGCGTATAATGAAAGCAGGTGACTTGAATATTATACATGGTCACGAGTTTGGAGGTTCAGTATTTAGTCCAGTAAACATTGCAAGAGGTTTATTTTTGAGGGGTAAGGTATCTGCTATGCAAGGACACAATCACCAAACTTCAGAGCATTCTGAATCTAACATGAATGGTGAACTAACTACCACATGGTCACTTGGTTGCCTATGTGAGTTGCATCCTGCATACTTACCCATAAACAAATGGAATCACGGGTTTGCGATAGTTGATGTAGATGGGCAGAACTTTGAAGTAAGAAACAAAAGAATCCATAAAGGCAAAATCCTTTAATTATGGAGGAGGACCTTGTTTTAGGAGAATCGGATGAGGTTGAATATATTGAGGAAGAACTTGGTTACAGATTCAACGAGTACATATCTTCATCAGTTGAGGTTCTAACTATGCTTGAGATATCTAATCCTATGACTAAGGAAGAAGTTGAAAAGGTGCAAGAACTAAAGAAACTTTGTTTTGAAATGCTTGAATTTTCAGTAAAATCCATGCACCAAACCCTATTTACTAATGACATAGACTGTTGATTTTTAAAGTTTTAATGTGATTTGAACCCCTGATATATCTATATTGGGGGTTTTGTTTGGGGGTAAATGATAAAAAATATTTCAAAAAAGATTAAAAATTGTTTGGTAGTATGAAAAAAGGTGTTATATTTGCTAAACAATCACAATCAAAAACAAGTCATGAAAGCAAAAGATTTAAAAATTGGAGATACTTTTAAGAGACAAGGTTTTACCTATAAGGTAACTAATATTACTGATGGTGAATATTTGAATGGGAATGATGTGTTATTAATATCTTGTATTGGTAAGCATCCAAAATTAAGTCCAAACAACAATAATATAGTTGATAGCTTTTTCCAATTCAAACCTGAAACAAAAATTAATTAATCACTCAGGGGTGCAGCATCCTAACAACTGCAACAAATCAAATGAAAAAGTCAACATTTCAAATTATCGCAATCATTATTTTATCACTTGTTATCTGTTTTGCAGATAGCATTTAAATCAAATCACAATGAGTAAACTACCAAAATGGGGTGACCTAAACACCTATGAACGTCATAAACTTTTAGGAGAATTAATAGATGCCATGATTTATTCAGGCGAAGCGGTACACCATCTGAAAGTAACTGTTGAGCAATTTAGAGCAATGGGATGGGTAAGGTCAGTAATCATGCCCGATGCAATAGAGCAACCATGTCCCGACTGCGATGGTGCAGGGTGCGATGAATGCGTAATTATTTCAAATAACGAATAAAAAACCAAACAATGACAAAAGAAGAACTCAGAAAAATCAGAAGGGGAAAAGATGTAACTCAAGAAAAGTTAGCATCTATGTCAGGCATCAGCCTTGCAACCATTAACCGAGCAGAAAAAACGGGCAAGGTTAGACTTGAAACTATGCAAAAATTGTTTCATACTTTAGATAAAATTTCTTAACTTTAAATCAAATCAAATCACATGACTACTTCTATCTTTCTAAAATTACCCAAAGAATGGTTTAACTCAACAATTGACATTAACATTTCTGTTTATGCATCTGTAAACATTGTAGATGATTCTTGGGATGTTAAGGTTGATGTAATTACTTCTCCAGGGTATTGGGCATTCCATTTTCTGCCTGAGTATAAGCAAGACCTCTATGAACTTATAGAACGCAAGTGTATTGAAAAGTATGCTGATGAAAAACTAAAGCAGGAAGATTATGTACTATGAAAGAATAGAAATGACCTTAGAGGTGAAGGGAGAAGTTAGAGCAACTGCCTTCCCACTTAGGAATCACGAAAGCATAGAAAGACAACGGCATCAATGGTATTACTTTTATGGGTTAAAAAGTGTTAAAGAATGGGAGATATATATAACTCAAAAGTCTACGATGCAGAACTCAACTCCTTCAAGAATAGAAAAACCTTTTCCTTATTTAATCAAATCACAACAAAATGAATCAACAGAACAGTCAGAACCAACAGACATCAATTGCGAACCAACTGATACTTCAGGGGGACTTGAGCAAGTTGTCGGCAGGGGACAAAGTCAGGTATTATAACGGGTATTGTGAAAGGATGGGACTTGACCCTTACACCAAGCCTTTTGACTTGCTCAGACTTAATGGCAAAGAGATATTGTACTGTACAAGGTCAGGAACTCAGCAACTTAACAAACTCCACAAAGTATCTCACTTGATTACTTCCCGTGATACCAACACAGATGCAGGGGTTTACATTGTAACCTCAAAGGCATCCCTTCCTGATGGTAGGTGTACAGAATCACTCGGAGCAGTAAATATTGCAGGGTTAAAAGGTGAGGCTTATGCTAATGCCATTATGAAGGCAGAAACAAAGGCAAAACGGAGGGCAACCCTTGACTTGTTAGGTTTAGGTGTCTTGGATGAATCAGAGGCAGAATCAATCCCTAATGCAACCACAGTGGCAATACAGACAATGGTTGAAGCATTGCCACAAATGGAAGTAGAATCTGTTGAGGTAATCACAGAAACCGAGGAAGAAAAAGAGTTAAGCATTGGCAGACTGGCTATTGCAATTAAGAAGGCAACCAACATAGTTGAACTCAAGGCGGTTTACGATGCCAATAAACACAAAGTAGAAACCAACCAATTTATCAAGGACCAATTAAAAACAAGAAAGAATGAACTCCTTAACAGTAAATGAGATAAAAGTTGGGGATATTGCTCCCACTAAGTTTGGTATTGAACTACTTGCTGATAGCATTCAAGAGCAGATTAACGATGGATTGCTTGACCCTTTGGATGTAGCAATAAAGTTTAACAGTATAGAACAACTTGCCAAATCGGTAAAGACCCGAATTACCGAGAATGTTCTTGCAGAACTGGTAAAGCATCCAAAAGGTAAGGCAGAGGTACTTGGTGCATCGGTTAGCGAAATGGTTACTATCAAGTACGATTACTCAGACCTCCCAGGGTGGTTGGAACTTGAAGAACAAATCAAGGTGTTAAAGGAGCAACAAAAGGAGATTGAGGATAAAGAGAGAACCTACCACAAAGGGTATTTACCTATCAAGTCAGCATCTTCTACATTCAAAATTCAACTCTCAAAATAAACAAGTATGCAAAAGTTAATTAGCCTCAGTATTGATGTAAGTAAAATTGATGCCAAAAGACTCTACAAGGGTAAAAAAGGACAATATTTGTCCGCAACTTTATTCCTCAAGGAAGAAGTGGACCAGTACGGAAACAATGGGTTTATAGTTGAGTCCATCACCAAAGAGGAAAGGGAATCAGGAAAGAAGGGTACTATCTTAGGGAATGCCAAGTTCTTGGTAAGCGGAAGCAAACCTGCACAGAACGATGACTACGGGGATGTACCATTTTAATCTTAACGGGTGGGGTTAATCACCTCACCCACTTTAAATCAAATCACAATGAAATCACAGAACGAAAGAATTTTACAACACCTCAAAAGAGGTAGAAAGATAACCTCATTGGATGCACTTGAAAAGTTCGGATGCTTCAGGTTAGCTGCAAGAATATCAGACCTTAGAAGTCAAGGTCATGTAATTAGCACAGAAAACTTGACAAAGGATGGTAAAACCTTCGCTTCATATAAACTGATAAAGTAATGAAACTAATCAAAATTGTTTACTTTTTCATTATTTCAGTACCATTGGCAATTTGCTTTTATATTGGTGCGACTATCTTATCACTATTAAAAACGAGGTTTTGAGGGATATAACATATCATTTAGAGAATGCGGTTGAGTACTTGGTTTATGACCTTTCCATTGAGGATATTGAAGAAAGGAGGAAAAAGGCGGTAACTTATCGGTCCGGTAAGTGCGTATGCAACTTTATGGGTTATCCTCCTAACAAGATTTCAGACTTGAGGCAAGTAGGCAGGAAGGTAATAAGCAGACTGGATGGTAAAACCTATGCGGTTAGAGTAAAGAAAAAAGATGCTAATAATGAATAATTTTGTATCTTTGCAAAGTAGACAAGCATTTGAGGTAGTGTGCAGATGCTTGTTTGTAAGTACAAACATAAATGGGGAATCGGGTAAACACACTACACCTGGTTTCCCTTTTTATTTTTTATGAAGAAAGATGCGTTTTATTTTCCGCATTTCGCAAACTCAAGGCATGACCGTAAAATTATGCGGATGCGGATGGAATTAGGTCTTGAGGGTTATGCTATTTACTTTATGCTTTTGGAAGTCCTTAGAGAGCAAAATGACTTCAAGTATCCAACATCAGACATAGACCTACTTGCCAATGAATTTGGTACAAGTGAGCAAAAGGTAAGGGTAGTTATCTGCAATTATGGTCTATTTGAGGTAGATACAAGTGAGATGTTTTTCAGCATTAAACAGATATACTACCTTCAGCCATACATTGAAAAGACCCAAAGAGCAAGGGTTGCAGCACAGAAAAGATGGGATAAGGTTGAATCTGATGCAAATGCAATGCAAATGCATAGCAAATGCAATGCTGATGCAATGCAAATAAAGGAAAGTAAAGTAAAGGAAACTAAAGTAAAAGAAAGTAAAGTAGGTTTTGTACGTCCTGAATTATTTCAAGTTCAGAACTATTTTGAAGAAGTTGGTGCATTACCTGAAGCAGAAGGATTCTTTAACTACTATGAGAGTAATGGTTGGAAGGTAGGAAAGAACCCAATGAAGGACTGGCAGGCAGCATCAAGAAACTGGATTAAAAACTCTAAAAACTATAAATCACATGGCACAACAACTAAATCAAATTCTGACATCATCGCTCAACGAAGGGCAGAACTCCATGAGTACGCAGACAAGATTGACTTCCTCAGAGGCATTAGACCTTGATAAATTCAAACTATCAAGAACAAGCCAGCCTATATCTTCTTTGAGTGCTGCATTGGTTATTGATGAACTTTTAAACGGAATGCAAAAACTTGGTGTTAAAGGAGAGAAATTACCAAGCAATGAGGACCTTTTGATAATGTACAAGTCAATAATGGAAGAATACCCTAATATAAAAATCGGAGAAATCAACCTTGCTTTTGACTTAGCAGCTAAAGGTAAACTTGACATTGAGGCAGAAACCTACCAAAACTTCTCAATGCTTTACCTTCATAGGTTACTCAGGTCTTTTGCTCGGTATGGTATGCAGAAGCTAAATGAGATTAAACCAAAGGAAGAAAGCAAGTGGCAACCAAGATTTATATCAGATGATGAGAAGATAGAAACTGCCTTTGATTGCTTCAAGAAGTTTCGCCAATGGGATAACATAGTATTCGGGGTTGATGTGTTTAAAATCTTGCATAAACGTGGTAGTATCATTGTAACTGCATCTGAAACCTATGAGAAGGTACTATCTGCTATGAATGAGAAGATGTTTGAAGGTAGTATGCAAGATAAGATTGATGTAAAGAACAAGATGAAGGATGATGACTACATGGAACATCAATGCTATCGGATGGCAGTATCAGAATACTTTACTAAACGCATAAACCGAGGGTTATGAACTTAACTGCAGGAATGTTAACTAAGTTTGCATTAATCAAGTTGGAAGGACTTGGTTGTTATGTTTGGAGAAACAATAATCTGACTGTGCCAGGTAGGAAGTTCATAGGTGAGAGAGGGGTTGCGGATATTATCGGATTCCAAAAGGCAACTGGCAAAGCGGTCTATTGTGAGGTAAAGACTATTGCGGATAAACTTAGTGATTATCAGATAGTTTTTCTCAATAGGGCAAAAAATGCAGGTTGTTTGTGCTACCTTGCAACAGATAATAAAGGCATCCCTGAACTTAACGAATGGGTTTAACCAAGAACGATATCATCCAAAGTCTATACACCGATAAGGATATAGATAATGCCATTAAGAAGATGCAACCCATAGAGTTGCAAGATGACTTGAGGCAGGAGATGTTTATGGTACTTTGTGAGATGGATGAGGCAAAGTTTATGAATATGCATACTAATGGATTCATAAAGTTCTACTTGGTCAGGACAATGCTCTCAATGATAAAGTCTGATAGGTCTACATTCTTCAACAAGTTTAGGAGAACCTTTACAGAATGGACTGAGCAACATGATGCACCTGATTCAACTGATACCATCCAAGCAGATGAGATAGCGGTAAAATTAAACAACTCACTTAAAATCCTACATTGGTATGAACTTGAAATATTCCGCTTATACTCTGAGAATGGACAAAACATAATGTCCCTTTCAAGAGATACTGGAATTCCTTATAGGTCCTTAATGAAAACGATAAAAAAAACTCGCACACTTTTAAAATATAAAATCAAAAACCATGTTACTCCTTAAAGTAGTTATCGCATCACTTTTCTCTGTGTTTTATTTCATAGATATGGCACGACTTCCTGAGAGGCTGAAAATCAACTTCAAGCCATTTAATTGCAATATGTGTCTAAGTGTATATGTTGCTATCATTTTGTATTTAGTGCCTACAATGGTCATTAATTGCGTTTTGGTAGCATTCGTTTCAGGAGTTGCTGCACCACTATTCAGAAACTTAATGAAAAACATATTTTTTAAAAAAGCATAATCATGGAAGGAAAAATATGTCCAAAGTGTAAAACCTACAAAGAGAAAAAACTATTCAGCAAATCAACTGCAAGGACCGATAAAATGGCGGTCTATTGCAAGATGTGTGAGAACGCACAAAGGAAAGCAAAAGCAGAAGAACGCAAAAGAGATGCAATGTTTGATATCATGTAAATAAAATACTATGACACAAGAAGATGAACAATTTATAGAAGACAATATCTACAACTTTGAGTGCGTTAAGGTTGGATTCATGAAGAACCTACCATTGCATATTTTAATACGGTATGAGCAGATTTATCGCAGGTACTTAGATGGTGGGTTTGTACTTACCTCTTGGTGTGCCAACTGTGTGGCAGACATGATGAAGCGGTTGATTAGGTACTGGGAAGAATACCAAGCAACAAAAGCCGTTGCAGAACCTATTGAAGTACCAAAAAAGAAAGGCAGACCATTTAAAAATCCACAATGAGAATTATCACAGTAGGTCAGAGAAACTCAGGAGTATCTTTTCATAGGTTATTCAATCCCATTATCTATCTTCCAAAGGACTTCGCAATGATGACCGATGTACTAACTGAGGAAGAACTTGAGAAGGGGTATGACATTGTTTTTATTAACCGATACATTGCAGGTACGGAGGTAGATGAATTGGTAAGACTGCGTGAGAAGTACGGATTCAAGTTGGTAGTTGATATTGATGATTATTGGCATCTTGACCCGTGGCACATCTTGTACGGCAAATATCCAACTCAAAAGGTCATAGACCATATCAAGATAGCAGACTTGGTTATCTGCTCAAATAATGATTTGGCGGTCCATATTGATGAACTAAACTCGAATTGGATAGTAATACCAAACGCATTGCCTTATGGGCAAGACCAGTTTACAGATGTCAAGACTGAATCTGATAGGGTGCGGTTTGTTTACGCAGGGTCAATAACACACGGCAAAGACATTGCAATCCTAAAGAATCCAATGAAGCGTGTTGCAACAGATGTTATAACAAGGAATAACTCAAGATTCATACTTTGCGGTTATAGTCAAGACAAGCAAGTAGCAAATGAATGGGGAAGGATGATTAACGATTATCTTTGTGCATTCAAGGTTGATGGTTACATACGGGAAGCGTTACCAGTTGATGAGTATATGAACTTTTATAATGAGGCAGATGCTTGTTTGATTCCTTTGGTAGATTCAAAGTTCAACTCAATGAAGTCCAACCTTAAAGTATTGGAGGCAGCCACAAAGAACGCACCAGTAATTGCATCCAATGTAAAACCTTATTCTGATTGCCCACACATTATACCAGTAGGGCATCAAGGAGGATGGTTTGAAAACATTAAAAAAGTTGTTAAAGATGCTATATATAGACAAGAATTGGGTCTTGCTAATGGGCAGTGGTGTAGAGAGAATTTCAACTTGGTAAAAGTTAATGAGTTAAGAAGTCAAGTATTCAAATCAATAATATGAAAGCAGAATTGCACTTTAACCTTGATGATTATGATGATAAGATAGAGCATCTTAGATGTGTTCAGTCTACTGAGTTATGCAGTGCCATTCATGAATTTATTTACAATACAAAGAAGGGTTTGAAGAATGAAGCAGAAGCAAAAGACCTTGATGCTTATGAAGCAATAAATTTAGTATATGAAAAGTTTTGGGAAATACTTAAAGAGCATAACATAGACATAGATAAACTTGTAATATGAAATACCAAGCAAAGTGGGTAACGTGTAAAAATTGCCACAAGAAGTACACCATTACAATCATCAAATCAAAGGCAAAGGAAAGCAAGTGCGGTCATTGTGGAACTATAAATAAATAAAATGGACAAAGTATTGATAGCAATGGCGGTGCATGATACCGAGGAAAACAAAAGGAGTGCCTTAACTAAAAGGGTGCTTAACAGTTTATTTGCACAAGACATTTATGAGAATCATGACTTTTGGGTGGTAGATAATAACTCTTGCGAAGAAACAAAGCAATGCCTTGCAGAATGGGCAGAAGATGGGTTCATCAATGTCATCACCAATGATACAAACATAGGTACTGCCGAGGCGGTTAATCTTGCTTGGAAGCATAGAATCATTGGTCAGCATTGCATTAAGATGGACAATGATGTTATCATTGGTTCTTATGATTGGGTCTATGAAATGGCAGAAGCAATCCAAAGGGAAGCAAGAATAGGCATAGTTGGATTAAAGAGAAAAGACTGCTGGGAAGAACCGAACCACGCATTACCTGATTGGAGAAGTGAATTGATTATGCTACCACACTTCGCAGGTCAAAGATGGGTAATAGTTGAGAAGTGCCATCATATCATAGGTACTTGCCAAATGTACTCATCAGCATTGTTGGACAAAATAGGCTACCTTTACCAACCTTCCCTTTATGGTTATGACGATGTCCTTGCATCTCATAGGTCAACAGTTGCAGGGATGTGGAATGTATTCTTGCCTCATATTGAGATAGACCACATAGACAAGGGAGAAACTGCTTACCAGTCTTGGAAGGAGAAACATAGTAGCGAAGTAACCCAACAAGTAATCAAGATAACCCATGAATACTATCAAGGGATAAGACCAATTTATTATAACCCATTTCAATGAAAGTAATAGTATCACTTGACAATCCGAATCACCCAGGTTGGTTGAAGTTAGAGGAGTCACTAAAAAGACATGGGTGGGACTACCATACCATTGTCAAAGAGTGGAAAGGGTTCGGGACTAAGATAATTGGGTTGTATGAATACTTGGTTAATTCCTATGATGAGGACTTCATCTACCTTGATGCGTATGATAACTATTGTGTGGCAGCACCTGATGAGTTTGAGTATAAGCATAAGACCGGTACTGGCTTGATAATAAGTGCAGAGAAAGGATGTTACCCTGATTCAAATAATAGGGGGAAGTTTCCAACTGTTCCCCATGAATGGAAGTATCTCAACTCAGGACAGATATACGGCAGAAGGGATGTGTTTATGAATCTATTTGAGCAAAACCCAGTGAGGTTTGAAGATGATGACCAAAGATGGTACACGGATAGATACCTTGAGAGAAGAGCAAGCATAAGCCTTGATTACTGCAATATCTTCCAATCAGTTGCATTTGAGGTAGAGGGTGACTTTACTTTGACCTATAACAGACTATATAACAACAAGACACATACCTTCCCAATGTTTATACATGGTAACGGGAAAACAGATATGACTAAATTTTATCAATTATGATGGATGAACTGGTAAAAGATTACACCGAAAAGGTAAATGCTGACAAAGAACTTAAAGCGTATCGGGACTGGATAGAAGCAAACGCATTCGGATTCGGGGAAAGGTGCTTTCTTTGGATGTGGAATGACATTGTAGCAAAGATTCCTGATGAGTTTACCTTTATGGAGATAGGGGTATTCAGAGGGCAGATACTTGCTCTTGTTAGCAAACTTGCAGAACGGCATGGCAAGAAGGTTAGGCGAATAGGAATCACCCCACTTGATACATCAGATGGGCATTGGGAATCAGACTATGAAGCAGACATAATAAGACTTCATGATGTGTTTAATATCAAGGATGATTACGAACTAATCCGCTTGGATTCAACCAACCCAAACGCTATCAAGTTGGCATCACAGAATCCACCTGATGTCTTATACATAGATGGGGGACATACCTACGAAGTGGTAAAGTCAGACCTAACACATTACCTGCCTATCCTAAAGGTAGGTGGCACACTTGTAATAGATGACTGTAACAATGCTATCCCGATGCCGTGGGGTTACTTTCAGGGTATTCAATCGGTATCAATTGCGGTTGATGAGGTTCTCCCAAGAGAAGGAAGCACAGAGTATTGGAAGCATGAGTTGAACTTGGTTCATAATAGAGTATTAACTAAATTGAAGTAAATGGAAAAGAAAAAGAATAAAGTGGGTAGACCTAAAGCAATAGAATCACCCGAAGTGATGTATCAACTCTTTCAAGAGTATTGTGAGCATACAAAAGCAAATCCAATCAAGGTTAAAGATTGGGTTGGAGGTATGGCGAAGCCAGTAGTGAGGGAAAAAGAGATTCCATACACCCTTGAAGGGTTTGAGATATATTGTTTTAAGCAAGGAATAATATCGGATTTGGCAAGATACTTCTCTAATTTGGATGGTGCATACGAACAATTTCGTCCCATCTGCTCTAATATAAGGCGAATAATCAGAGAGGACCAAATAAATGGGGGAATGGCAGGGATATTCAATGCTTCCATAACGCAGCGTTTGAATAATCTTGTTGAGAAAACCGAGAATAAGCATGAGGTGAGTGAGATAAAGATTACCCGTGACCGCTGAGGTTAAGTTATATAATCCACACGATGCCCAAAAAAAGGTCATAGAATGCCCAAAGCGGTTCATTGTTATGATGGCAGGGAGAAGGTTTGGCAAGTCCTTAATCAGTCAGACAATTGCCTTAGAATCGGGAATAGAGGGGAAGAGGGTTGCTTACATAACTCCAACCTATCAACTCGGTAAGATATTCTTCCAAGAGTTGCTTGAGATGTTACCCAATGAGATTTACAAAAAGAATGAGGCAGACTTGGTTATTCAATTTATAACGGGTGGTTCAATCCGATTCTTTACGGGTGAAAGGTTGGATAATCTCCGAGGGTTGAAGTTTCACCTTTGCATCATTGATGAGGCATCTTTTATCCCTAACCTTGAGGATGGGTGGTTAAACTCAATCAGACCTACGCTTACCGATTATAAGGGTAAGGCATTGTTTTTGTCTACCCCAAAGGGTAAGAACTACTTTTACTCGCTTTTTATGAAAGGTAATGGAGGTGAGGAAGATTGGGCATCATTCAAGTTCAGCACCTATGATAACCCGTACATTGATAAATCTGAGGTAGATTCTGCAAGGATGCAACTGCCTGAGGTAGTCTTTGAGCAAGAGTACATGGCAAACCCTGCTGAGAATGCTGCTAACCCTTTTGGGTCTGCATTCATAAGGCAATGCATTTACCCTATGAGTAATGGACCAGTCGCTTGCTATGGCATTGACCTTGCTAAGTCTGTGGATTATACTGTGGTCATAGGCTTGGACAAGAATGGGTCTGTGTGCCATTTTGAACGCTTTCAGAAGGATTGGAGGCAAACAAAGGAATATATCATTAATTTACCTAAAGCACCGATTCTGATGGATTCTACGGGGGTAGGTGACCCAATCTTTGAGGATATGCAACGGGAGGGGTTAGATGTGCAAGGATATAAGTTCAGTTCTACCTCAAAGCAGATGCTTATGGAGGGTCTTGCATCTGCAATACACCAAAGAAAGATAACCTTCCCAAGCGGTCCTATTGTAGATGAGTTGGAGATATTTGAGTACCAATACACCTCCTACGGGGTAAAATACTCAGCACCTCAGGGATTCCATGATGACTGCGTGGTAAGTCTGTCCCTTGCTTGGCAACACCTTCAGAAGAATGTGGGCAGTGGAAGGTATTCTTTCGCATAGGGGGAAACGGGGGGAAGTCGGGGGGAAACTACCTTACTAAATTATTTTTTAAAATAATTAAGAAAAAGTTTTGCAGTATTGATTTATTGTTTATCTTTGAAAAACAAATCACAACACATGAACACACAAGAAATCGTAAAAATGTTAGAAAGCGGTGTACAATTCGGCAATGATAACACTGGTTTTTATGTAAAAGAAAACGGATTGTTTTTGATGTGTGAATTTTCTAAAGATTGCAAATACACTACATTCCCAACATTGGAAAAGATGGCAAGAAGAATCTTGAGATTTTATAAAGTAGGTTATTAATCAACAAATCATAAGAAATGAAACCTATAACATTTAAGTTAATTAACAAGAAATCTCAGATAGGGTATCTGAAAATGGAACTGGTAGCAATCACAGATGATAATTTTTGGTTCAAATGTCATTATAAAGTAAGACATAAAGGCAATGTAACCAATGAGATAGACCTTATTTCATTTGATGTTGAAGATTATGAAATGATAAGAGAGGATTACAAGATTGTAGGATAAACTAAATTATTTTTTAAAATAATTAAGAAAAAGTTTTGCAGTTTGAAATAATGTATTATCTTTGTGTAACAAATCACAACAACATGAACACTACTTTTAAAATGACAAGGCACGAACAAAACGCAGTTGATTTTGGATTGAACTACTTTGAGAATGGTCACCAGTTCCAAGTTGTTTATGACATCTATCAAAATGATAGACTTATCAAAAGGCACATTTCTACAAAAACTGACAAGGTTTTGAATGCAACCATCAGGATAGATGCTGATGATTCAATTATTGATATAAACTTTCACGAAAACAAAAACAAGAAGTTTAACACAATAAAAGAAAACATATTACTTTAAATCATCAGGGAGGTTCGCCTCCCTTTTTTTTAAAATATTCTGCTAAAAAAGTTAGTTTTCTAAAATATTTAGTATTTTTGCTTAGTCAATCCGAAAGATAGTAGAGTATGTTTCGGGTTTGATTTTAGCAAACCTGCTACGATTAGACCCATACTGCTCTACCAGTGTGGGTTCTTTTTTTATACCTACCTTTGGAAAGATACATTTGATTTATGCGTTTTTTATCTCGGTTCGGTCAAATGGTATAAGGCAACAGAATGGGACGATGGATATTGCCAAGGGAGTGCGAATTACAAAACCCTTCCATCTTAGGTACTGAAACCTAAAAAGTGATTGTAACGGGTAGTTAATCAGTTAAGTACTACCTGACCTTAAGCAGTGGCGAGGAAACTCAAAGCATGATGCTTGTGGTAGGGCAAAGGATGGTTAAAACCTGATTAGGACTAACTATGCTTTAACCTATCACAATGACTCCAAATCCTCAAGCATAAATGTAATATGAATACTAAAGAGTATAAAAGATTATTAGGTACTGATAGGTGGAAGAACTTTGCAAATGAAGTAAAGAGAAGAGATGACTACAAGTGCGTAAAATGTAGTGGTACTCAAACCCTTCAAGCACATCACAAAATCTATTATCAGCATCGTTTACCTTGGGATTATAGCATTGACTTTTTAGAAACCCTATGCTCTAAATGCCATTTGGCAGAACACAAATGCAAAGAAATTAATCAGTTTGAGGTCAATACTGCCACATTTAAAAAGATGAGGGTAGAGAATAGAATACAACATAGACTTGCAAGGGTTGATGTAAAGGGCATGACTGCCAGTGAGATATATGAGAAAATGTTTGGCAAAGTAGAAGCTGAAGGGGCAGATGCTCCATTTTAGGTATCACTTATACACTTAACCTCAAATCAACTATTTATGGGTATGACCTGGAACAATGTAACAGTATTTCAGTACCAGCAGATTAATGACCTTTATGCTAATGCTAAGGACATGACAGACCTTGATTTGTCTATCAAGGTTACTTCTATTCTCAAGAACATGACTGAGCATCAGATTGACTCTTTACCCGTTAAAGAACTTGGTCCATTGCTTGAGTCTATCAGCTTTGTTCATCAAGACATCCAACCTCAAGCGGTTGACTTTATCAAGGTCAATGGTAGGGTTTACAAGTGCATTTACGATGTACGGAATATTCCTGCTGCAAGGTATATTGAGAGTAAACACTTCAGTTCAGATGTAATGGGCAACCTGCATAAGATATTCGCTTGTATGGTGATTCCTCAAAAAAAGACTTGGTTCGGTTGGAAGGATGATAAATACGATGCAAGTAAGCATAGCGAATACGCACAAGATATCCTTGAAGCACCCGTTGTTAATGTCCTTGGGTCAGTGGTTTTTTTTTATCAAGTTTACAGACTTTGGATAAAGAATTCAAAGGACTATTTGGTGCAACAGATGATGGGAGCGAAGATAACGAAGGAGGAGGCAGAGAAGGGATGGGAGGCTTTATGCAACATTATGGATGGATTTATCAAACCAAACTGGTTGCCGACTTTGAAGGCATCACACTTAACCAAGCATTTGACCTACCTACAATAAACTTCCTGAATGACCTTGCCTACTTGAAAGCGAAGATGGAACATGATAACGAACTGATAAAGAAACAATATGGCAAAGGTTGACATGGATGTAGTAGTAGATGATGCAGCGATTGCATCTAAGGCAGCAAATAAAGAGGACTACCAAAGTTTAGGCAAGTTGCCATTCATTGAGCAAACCATTATACGCTTTGCTTCTATATTCATCAAACGCGTTCAAGACAATCTCAACAAGGCGAACAAGGTAGATACTGGAACGCTAAGTACAGATATTGCTCAGGGGGATTTAATTAAAAGTGGGACAGAATATTCACTGGACATCGGTTATCCCAAGAGTTCAGATGGTGCTAAGTATTATGACTTTGTAAATAAAGGGGTAAAAGGTTTCAAATCAGGTTCACCTAATTCACCCTACTCATTTAAATCAGCGTATCCTTCCATCAATGGACCGATGGTTACTGCCATTCAGAAATGGGTAAAGCGGAATGCGTTATCTCAAAGAAAAGAAACGCAGAAGTATAATCTATCCTCTACACAGAACAAACGCAAATCAGTTGCTCAATTAAACACGGGAAGGACTACTGCTTACCTCATCGCAAGGAAGATAAAGCAAAGAGGTCTACCCAAGACTGGGTTCTTTGACAATGCCATAGATGAGGTATTCAATCAGCAGTTTTACGATAAAATGGCAAAGGCATTGGGGGCAGATATAAGGGTGTACATAAATCAAGCGAATTCGCTAATTAATAAAGAGAACAAGTAATTTTATGGCAATAACGATAAATTCAATACCTGAACAATACGCATCATTACACGATGACCTTTGGTTCGTGGTGGATTCAACCAATAAGGCATCAAGCAATTTTAAGTATGTCTTTGATGTCTATGTAGATGCTACTTTGGTAGCAAGGATTAAGCAGTTCCCTGATGTATCAAGTACAAAGGGAATATTCAATGCAGGGAATATCATGCGTAATTATGCTCAGTCCTATTTCATACCAAATACCGCTACTACCCTTTTCAGCGGTTCAAATGATAGCATTTACAAGGAATATACTATTAAATTCGGGGAAGAATACGGAGGGACTACTTACACCAACTTGGTTGAGCAAACCTATGTGGCATTCAACTTCTACTATCCTGACTTTTACAACCCTGCACAATCTCCTACATACTTTAAGAACTACATTAATAAGTGGTTGACCAATAGGGACACAAGCAATATTGAATGTGCTTTTACTGATAAGTTGCATATTGGATACATGAACGCTTCAGGGGTAACGACAAATGTATATCCTTCCGTTCAGTTGTATAATGAGAATGGCAGTACAAGTGGAAGTGCAGTAACTACTGGTACAGACCCACAAGAAACTTTTAGTCTATTGGATATCTCACCGACTGCCATAAATGATTGGTACGGGTCAACTGTCATCCCATCAAGTACCTATGCATACGGCATCAAGTTGCATAATGGTACTTCATTCGGACCGGAGGTAAAGGTTAAATTGGTTTGCAATCCTAACTACACACCAATAGCATTGCACTTCCTGAATCAATTAGGAGGTTACGATACGATGCATTTTCGGTTGGTAAATAAGGAATCAAGGCAAGTAGAATCAAAGCAATACGAAGGGAATAAATGGAGGTACAATTCAAGTGCTACTGCGATGCGGACTTATGATGACTACAACCGAATCAACCCGGGTGCTACTAAATACGTTGTTGAGCATACAACATCCTACAAACTGCGAAGTAATTACTTAAATGTTACAGATTATAACTGGTTGGCAGAGTTGATACAATCACCTGAAGTCTACTTTGAGCAAGGCGGGTACTACTATCCGATAGTAACAATGACAAGCAATTGGGAAGAGAAGAAGAGGATTGCAGACAAGATGTTTAATCTTGAACTTGATGTGCAGATTACTAATAAAAAATATAGTCAATTCCGATGAGGACAGAGATTTACATTGATGGTTACCAACTTGACTTAACTAAGAACATATCTGCGGAGTTTACATATGCCATTGATGAGATACAAGACTTTGCAACCCGTAACACATCATTTAGCAAAACAATCGTACTACCTGGCAATGATAATAACAATAAACTATTCGGTAATATATTTGAATTCGGGGTATCCAATCAGTATAACTCAGCAGAACCAAACGTGGGTTACAACTTTAACGCAACCAAATCTGTACCATGTATCATCTTGGTAGATAAGATTCAAATCTTTAAAGGTGTATTGCGGATGCTTGAAATCATCATTGATGGAAAGAGCATAGAATATGAGGTTGTGGTATTTGGAGAACTTGGGGGGTTTATCAATGCACTCGGCAACAATAAACTTGAGGACTTAGATTTTGGGATTGCTGACCAAACTTGGAACGTGACCAACATTGCTAATAGTTGGGATAACATTAGTGGTACTGGGGTTTATTATCCTTTGATTGACAATGGTGTGGTATCAACGAATAAGGTTGACTTTTCGTTTGATGCATTTAGACCTGCTTTGTTTGTAAAGCAATATCTAACCAAGATACTTGATGGGTCAGGTTATACGTACGATTTTCCTTTACTTAGTACGGCTTTGATGAATCGCTTAGTTATACCAAACAATCAAAAGACTTTAACTAAAAGTTCATCAACAGTATTATTAGCAACTGCAAAAGTTAAAAACTATATCAATGCAAGTGGTAATGTTGAGTTTGATATTGTAAATGCAGGAAATTTCACAATAACTGTAAGCGGTAGCAACTTTGAATACAACTCGGGTACTGCATTCTCAGGAAGCATTGCTTTAAGTATTGCAGGAACAATAAATGCAATCAGTCCATCAAGTGATTTTACTATTCAACTGCGTAAGAATGGCACACCTATTTCCGGGGTTACCTATACTACTCCTGGGAGCGGTTACAACTTCAATGCAAACCTTAGTGTAGCATCTGCTACACTTGTCAATACCGATACTTTAGATGTTGACCTTGTAGGAAACTTTTCAGACTTAGATATTGAATCGGGAAACTTTAACGTAGTATCAAGTAATCCAACACTTGTTACTGTTAATTATGGTGATACGATTGTAATTGATGACACAATACCGAAGGGAATCTTTCAAAAGGATTTCTTTGCCTCTATAGTTAAGATGTTCAACCTTTATGTCTATGAGGACAAGTTGGTTGAGAAGAAACTTATCATTAAACCATTCATTGACTTTTACAATGGCAGTCAGATTGATTGGACCGACAAGGTAGATAGAGGTAGCGTTATTAGGATTAAACCAATGTCGGAGTTTACTGCTCGGTACTATGATTATAAGTATAAGCAAGACAATGACTTTTATGCTGAGAACTATCGCAAGAAGTTTAATGAGGGATATGGGGATTATATCTATGATTCAGAGAATGAGTTTGTAAAGGAAGTGGATAGTACAGAGTTGATTTTTGCAAGTACAATACTTTACCAATATCAAGGAACTGATAAGATATATTCCAGCATTTATAAACTATCAAACTCAAACGCAGCAGAAGATAAGATGGATTCTGTTATCCGTATTCTACAAGCAAAAAAAGTAACGGGTAGAGCAACTTGGGCAATAAAGAATGGAGGTACAACTGTTGCATCTTATACTGCTTATGGTTATGCAGGTCACGTTGATGACCCATTGAATCCAGTTAATGATATTAATTGGGGTTCACCAAAAGAGTTATATTTTAATACTACTTCTTACACTACTGCAAACCTATTCAATGGGTATTGGTCTGAGTACATTGCAGAGATAACAGATAAGGATAGCAAGTTACTTACTTGCTCTTTGAAGTTAAATGAGGTTGATATCTACAACCTTGATTTTAGTAAACTGATTTATATTGATGGTTCACTTTGGAGATTGAATAAGGTCTTGGATTATAACCCAATGGACTTTAACACTACAAAGGTTGAACTTCTTAAAGTAATTGAATTAAATTATATTTAGATGGCAGAAGAAATAATTGGTGTCAAGGTTAAAGTTGATGCAGGTGATGTAGGCAAATCGGTTGGAAGTTTAAAGCAACAACTGCGAGAAGCACAAGCGGAAGTTACTGCATTGTCTGAGAAGTTTGGTGCGACATCAAAGGAGGCAATCAATGCAGCAAAAAAGGCAGCAGAATTAAAGGACAGAATAGGAGATGCAAAAGCATTAACGGATGCATTTAATCCGGATGCAAAGTTCAAAGCATTAACCGCATCTTTGTCAGGTGTTGCAGGTGGATTTGCTGCCTTACAAGGTGCAGTCGGTTTGTTCGGAAATAAAGCGGAAGCAGTAGAGAAAACCTTGTTAAAGGTTCAATCTGCTATGGCATTATCGCAAGGATTACAAGCGGTTGGTGAGAGTATTGATTCATTTAAGCAACTTGGTGCAGTAGTTAAGTCGGGGGTATCAAACGCATTCGGTACTCTAAGGTCTGCAATTATCTCAACTGGGATAGGTGCATTGGTTGTTGGTCTTGGTTTGCTGATTGCCAACTTTGAAACAGTTAAAAAGGTAGTATTAAACTTTATCCCTGGTCTTGGTAAACTTGCTGACTTTGTAGGAAACTTGGTTACAAAGTTTACTGATTTTGTAGGAATAACATCGGAAGCAGATAGGGTACTTGAAAAGTTAAGCAAGACCAATGCAAAGGCAAATGAGAATATAGAGGCAAGGGTAAAGTTACTTACTGCACAAGGAGGTAAGGAAAAGGAGATTTATTCACTTCAAAAAGAAGCGAATGCAAACGAAACCAATGCACTTCGTGAAAGATTAAAACTTACGGGAACACTAACCGAGGAAGAAGCAAAAAGGTTTAGAGAGTTAAAGGTTGAGAATGCAGTTTTGGATGAAGCAGAAAAGAAAAGGATAGCAGATAGGAACGCAGAGGCAGCAAAAGTTGCAGCAGATAAGCAAAAAGAAAAAGATAGGATTAAAGCAGAATATGAGGAAGGACAAACATTAATAAGAAGGGAGAAAGAACTTGCAGCAAACCTAACCACTACGCAAATACTTGGAGTAACGGCAGCAGGTAAAGATGCTTTAGTTCAGACACAAGTAGTTGCCAAAGGTGTAACAGATGCAATCATAGTAAGTGCAACACAACAAGCAGATGCGAAGAAGCAGTTAACTGATTATGAAAAGCAACTTGAACAACAAAAATTTGATGCTCAAGTAGGTCTTGCACAACAATCTCTGTCAATTATTGGCGGTCTTGTTGACCAAAATAGTGCAGCAGGAAAAGCAATCGCAGTCACTCAAGCAATTATCAATACTTATCAAGGTGCATCCAAAGCGATTGCTCAAGGCGGTATCTTTGGACCAGTAGCAGCAGCAGCGACCATCGCAGCAGGATTGATTAATGTTAGGAAAATAATTAGCACAAAAATACCATCCGCAACTGGTGGAGGGAATGTCGGAGGTGGAATTACACCTGCAATAGATACGGCTGCACCAATAGCAAGTACTGCACCAATTCAAAATACCATTACACAGTTAAATCAACAATCTATAAATAAAATGGGTTCTGCTACGGGTAGAGCATACGTTGTAGAATCTGACATTACAAACCAACAAGAAAAAATAATAAGAATCAACCGAGCAGCAAGACTTGGATAAAATTAAAGCAATGGAAAAGAATATACCAATTTACAACTTAGAGATAACCAGTGATTTAATGGATGATGTTGAGGTTGATGTGGTTAGTCTTGTTGACCGACCTGCAATTGAAAGGTCGTTCCTTATGTTTAAGGATGACAAGTTTATTAATCCGATAGTCGGGGAAGGTAAAGACAAGTTCCTCCCAAGATGCATATCTTATGTCATCAATGAAGGCAAGGAAACAGAACAAGCGGTTGCAATCTGTAACTCTATTTGGGAAGAACACTTTGCAGAGGATTCCTATAATGACTATCCCGATTCTGTAAAGAATAACGCACAAAATGCACTTGATTGGGCAAAGGAGAATGGTTGGGGTTCTTGCGGTACTGATGTAGGAAAGCAAAGAGCAAACCAGTTGGCAAAGGGAGAACCTATAAGCATTGAAACCATTAAGAGAATGTACTCATACCTTTCAAGACACGCAGTAGACTTGGAGAACTCCAAAGGTTATGGAGATGGATGCGGAAAGTTGATGTACGATGCTTGGGGTGGTAAAACTGCTTTGAGTTGGGCAGAATCAAAGATTAAGCAAATAGAAAGACAAAACTTTGCAATCCAAAGCGAGGAGGAAAGAATAATTAGCGGTCCTTTGATGTTGGCAGATACTCCAATTTATCGCAATGATGACAATGGTGAGTATTATGTTGTTTTCACAAAGGAAACAATAAAAAAGATTGCACAGAGGTTTTTTAAGAAAGGTTACCAGTCAAACGTGAACTTGATGCATGACCAGGGTAATCTGACCGAGGGCATGACCATGTTTGAAAGTTGGATTAAGGATGACAAGAGGGGAATCAAAGCAATGAAAGGTTTTGAGGATGTACCTGATGGGTCTTGGTTCGGTTCGTTCAAAGTTGACAATGATGAGGTATGGCAGATGGTAAAAGATGGCAAGGTTAGAGGGTTTAGTGTTGAGGGGCAATTTAACTACCGAAAAACGGGAGATAAACGCATTGAGCAACTATGGGAGAACGTATTGGGGGTACTCGCCCAAATCGGCTAAAAATGCCCTATATGGTACATGGGGAAAACCTAACTATTTATAACTAAAGATATTTATGACAACATTAGAAGCGATAAACAAGATTAAGCAAATGTTCGCAGAAGCAGGGGAACTCCCAATAGCATCTGTTGAACCTACCCAGTCTTTCGCAGAATACTCCCTTAAGAGTGGTGCTAAAGTCATGATTGATAAGTTGGAAGTAGGCGGTAAGGTTTCCCTTATTGATGAGGCAGGAGTTGAAACCCCTGCACCTGCCGGAGAACATGAGTTGATTGATAGTTCTATCATCGTTCTTGATGAGGCAGCAACTATCCTTGAAGTTAAAGTTCCCGAGGTAAAAGTTCCTGAGATTGAGGTAGAGGTAGAAATGCCAGTAGCAGAGGACCTAATGAAGAAGAAGATTGAAGAAATGCAAAGGCAACTTGATGAAATCAAGATGAGTTATGATGCTAAGATGGCGAACCAAGAACTGAAGTTCAGTAAAGGAATCAGCGACATTTCAGATGTATTGGTTCAAATCTTGAACACTCCATCTGCAAACGCAACCGAGCAACCAAAGGATAAGTTTAACGTTCACGTTGAAAGCAAGGATGACAAAGTAGGTCGTTTCCTCGCATTCGCAAAATCAATTAAGTAATTAATTCTCAAACAAATAAAATAAAATAAAATGGCATTTTCAGTAGGAACATTGGCTGCATATACTAAAGAAAACGAGGGTTTACTCGTTGCTTCTTCTGTACTTGGTAGCAAAACCGCATCACTTATTAAGGACAAAGGGAATGTTATGGTCGGTGTTAAATCTGCCGAAACCATCAACATCATGGACACAGATGCTATCTTCCAAGATGGTTCATCTTGTGGATTCAACGCATCAGGTACTACCTCTTTCACTCAGAGGACTGTAACCGTTGGTAAAATTAAAGTTAACGAAGCATTGTGCTTGAAAGACCTGGAAAGCAAGTATTTGCAGAAGGCACTTCCTGCAGGTTCTTCTTACGATAGCATGATTTATTCTGAGGAGTATTCTAACCGTAAGGCTGAGAAAATCGCTTTGCAACTTGAGAATACTATTTGGCAAGGTAACACCGGAAGCGTTGATGTAAACTTGAATAAGTTTTCAGGTATTACAACTTTGATAACCGCAGCAGGTGCAGCAGTTGTAAACGCAAATAGCGTAGCACTTCATGGTGTAGTAGAAACTTCAATTACTGATGCAAACGTAGTTAGCATTTTTGATGATATCTACAAAGCAATCCCTGCATCTGTTGTTGACAAAGATGATATCACCATTTTCTGTGGTATGGATGTTTTCAGGACTTACACTGTTAAGTTGAAATCTTCTAACCTTTATCACTATCAGTTTGATGGTAAGGCAAATGGTGAGTTTTTCCTCCCAGGTACTAACGTGAAAGTAATGGCAGTTCAAGGCTTGAATGGTACTGGCAAGATTGTTGCTTGTAGAATCTCTAACTTGTTCTTGGGTACTGACCTTTTGAATGAAGAAGAGCGTTTTGAAATCTTCTTTGCCAAAGAAGCAGACCAGGTAAGGTTTGTAGCCGAATTCAAAATGGGAGTAAACTTTGCATTCCCAGATGAGATTGTTAAGTTTTTCACTTAAATAACAAATGAGGCAAGGGGTGTTTATCACTCCTTGCTTTCATCTTAAATATTAATACCATGCCGTGTGCGTTAACCCAAGGATATACATTAGACTGTAAGGAGTCAATAGGCGGTATTAAAGCCGTTTGGTTTATTCCTTTTGAGAATGTAACCACAATAACAGAAGCATCAGGTGTTGTTACTACAATCACCAAGAGTGCAGGAAAAGTTTTTTATAAGTACCAACTTGTAAAGCAGACATCTTCTTTGACCGAGAATATCACTGCATCCGTTGAAAATGGAACAGTATTTTATGCTCAAGAGTTGTCAATCATCCTTAACAAACTTCAAGCAAATACCCGTAACGAAATCTTGCTTCTTGCTAAGAATAACCTTCTTGCAGTTGTTCAAGATGGCAACGATAAGTATTGGTTGCTTGGTAAGGTAAATGGTGCTGATTTGACTGGTGGCAATGGTGCTACTGGTACTGCTTTCGGAGATAGGAATGGTTACACATTGACCTTCACGGGCAATGAACCTGCACTTGCTCCTGAAGTATCAAGTTCAATCATAGCAGGACTGACTGCGTAAATAGGAACATAGGTTTAGAATGAGTAGGGCAACCCATAGCGGTTGCCTTTCTTTTTGGGTAAAAGTCAAGGGATTACCTATTTAGTGGTAATGATACAATTGACACAAGGTTCAACCGAGTTCATTTATTTAACCATAACGGAGAATCAAACCATTGCATCTCCGAATTATCTATTCCGTTTTGTCAATAGGACCACACGGGATGAGGTTGCTTTTGTTTTGCTTAATGCTTTGGATGTATCACCATTCAAGGATAGGTACAATAAATTCAGCATAAAAGTACCTAAATACTTTGGATTGGGAAACATAGGCGAGTGGTTGTATTATGTCTATGAGCAAACAAGTGCTTACAATGTAGACTATACCCAAGCAACGGGATTGCTTGAGGAGGGAATAATGAAACTGTCACCATCAACAACTTTTGAGTACACTCAACATGAGGTTGACAATACATACATAACAAGATGAATGATTTAGTAATATTAAACTTTCAAATGGCAAGGCAACCCGAATATAGAGAAAAGAGGGGTAAGGGATATATTGAGTTCGGTGAGAAGAACGATTATCCAAACTACTTGCTTTCTCTTTACAATAAGTCTGCAAAGCATAACGCAATCGTTAAAGGCAAGGTTAATTACATCATAGGAAACGGATGGAAGGCAGATGAGGCAGACCCGATTGCAGAGCAGTTCATTGCTCAACCTAATCAGTTTGAATCTTTGAACGATTTAACAAGGAAGGTATCTATTGACATTGAAATCTTTGGAGGTGCTTATCTTGAGGTTATTTGGTCTTTAACGGGTGGCAAGTTAGTTGATGTACTTCATATTGACTATACCAAAATAAGGTCTAACACGGATAATACGCAGTTTTGGTATAAGAAAGATTGGAATGAGAGGAAGGATGAGGCATTCGCCATGATGGCATTTAACACCCAAGTCCGTCAAGGTAAGCAGATACTTTATGTAAAAGAATATAGACCAGGTCTTGACACTTATGCATTGCCTGGTTATATGGGTGCATTGAACTATATTGAATCCGATATTGAAGTCAGCAGACACGTTTTGGGGAATGCTCAAACGGGATTCAGTGCATCCAAACTTATTACCCTTCCCAATGGTGAACCTTCTCCCGATGAGAAACGTAACATTGAAAGAAGATTTACGGATAGGTTTAGCGGTTCTGATGGCAAGAAGTTTATCTTGTCATTTACAACTGACCCTGCAAGGAAGCCTATTATTGAGGACCTCGGTGCATCCGATATAACTAAAGAGGATTTCACAAGGGTTGATTTAATTATTCAGAATAACCTTTTCGCAGGTCATCAAATTACTTCTCCCAGTCTTTTCGGTATTGCCGAACCTGGGCAACTTGGTTCAAGAACGCAGATGCGTGATTCTTATGAGATATTTAAGAATACTTATGTAAACGATAAGCAACAATTTATTGAATCAGTTTTCAATCAACTTGCAAGGCTTAAAGGTGCAACCTCTGATATAAATATCATCCCAGTAGAACCTATTGGCTTTGAGTTAAGCGAGGCAGCACTTTTGCAGATTGCACCTAAAGAGTGGTTATTGGAGAAGGCAGGTATTGATGTATCTAAATATCAGCCAGTGTTAGATGAAAACATTACAAATCAACCAACAGTAGACCAAGTACAAGCAGAGGTAAACGATAACCTAAAAAACCTTAGTGGTAGACAATATCAGCAACTGATGAGGGTTATCAGGCAGTTTTCTCAAGGTAAAATTACCAAGGAGATTGCAACCACTATGCTCAAAGCAGGTCTTGGTATGAAGGATGATGAGATTAATACCATGCTTGGTATTGATGATGACCCTTCAACTGATGACTTCCAATTTTCTGCATTGGATGAGGACACAGTTATCGGAATGTTTAGTGAATGCGGAGAACCAAAGTGCAATTATAACATATTGCATTCAAAGGCGGTATTTAGTGCGAGAGAAGCATTTGCAGAGGATTCCTTGATAGATAAAGCATTGGATAAACAAATCCTTGCCTTGATAGATAAAGACCCAAAAATAAGCATAGATGACCTTGCAGGGGCAACCAAGAAAACCCGTGAGGTAATACAAGGGAGATTGAGTTACTTGGTTGAATCGGGTGCAATTAATTATGACCCAAAGATAGAGGAAAGGAAACTTACCAAACCATTAAGCAAGTTGGTTGATGATATGGAGGTTACAACCTTTGAGGTTAGATACTCTTATGAGTGGAAACCTATTGTCCCATCATATCAACGTGATACCAACGCACATCCTTCAAGGCAGTTTTGCAGGAAGTTGATGGAGGTTGATAAATTTTGGACAAGGAAAGGAATTGAGATGCTAAGTGCAAGGCTTGGTTACTCTGTTTTTGATAGAGGCGGTGGTTGGTGGGGAGATTCACCAAGTTGCAGACATGAGTGGCGTAGAAACGTAGTAGTTAAAAAGAAATAAGATGAGCAGAAACATATTGTTTATTTCGGTAGACACGATTAAAGATAGAACGGGACTTCATGTAAATGTAGACCCTAAGTTGGTATTCCCTGACATATTGTATGCCCAAGATGCATACATTCTCCCTGCTCTTGGTACTGCACTTTATGAGAAGTTGCAGACTGGAATTGAGTGCGGAGATTTGACTTGCGATGAGGAAACCTTGTTAAATACCTACATAACACCTTGTCTTGTTTACTATGTTATGAGTGAGTTGCCTATGGCTTTGTCATATCAATTCTATAATAAAGGGATAGTAAGGAAGTCGGGAGATAACCAAACAGAACCGAGTGCATCAGAGTTGGCAGATGTAGCGAATAGGTATTCAGCAAGAGCAGAATTTTACAAGCAAAGGTTGATTAAATACCTAAAGCAAGAATCACAAGCAAGTGCGAAGTTCCCTGAGTACATTAACCCTGGCACTGGAGTAGATACCATTGTCCCTGACAATGATGCCTATACTACTACCATTTGGCTTGGTGATTATGACTGCGGAAGGTATAAAACTTTTGAAGAAAAATATCAAGGAGATATAAATCGTTGTTGTGGCGAATAAGACATATAGTAAAAAGAACCAAGATAAACTGAAAGTCTATCTTGAAAAAATAAAAAAGGATGACCCTAAACCAAACAATAAAGACAATAGAGGACTTGGGAAATGCACACCAACAAATCAAAACAACCTTTTACGGGAACGCATTTGATTTTTTGAGTAGGGGTGCAGATAACACCTATCCTGCTTTCTTTTTTGACATAACGGGGGCATCTATCAATGGTAAGACCTCAACCTTAAACTTTACCTTATTCTTCTGTGATAGGGTTCTTCCCGAGCAATCAAATGAGCAAGAGGTTTTATCGGACCAATTACTAACTGCTCAGGATATTATCGCACAACTTCACTACAACGATTTTGATTTTGTTTTGCAAGATGCGGTTACACTTGACTTCTTTACAGAGGACACCCCCGAATACTTGGCAGGTGTATCAGCAACAATATCACTTGATTTACCATATTTACAAAATAGGTGCGTAGTTCCAACAGACTACACATATCCATCATAAATCTATTTAAAAGAAAAGAAATGGCATCAGATTTTAGACCTGGGAAACTTGATATCCAAATGTGGAGGAATGATACTTGGCAGCAGGTGTTTACTCTCTTGGCAGATACTACACCAATCAGCCTACTCGGTGCAACTGTTTACATTCAGGTCCGTAAAGGTTGTGGAGGTACTCTTGCCTTGACCTTGACTAATGGAAGCGGTATAACAATCGGAGGTGTAAGTAATAACCAAATCACAGTCAACAAGTTGGTAGATATTGCAAAGGGTAATTACGTTTGGGATATGCAGGTAACCTTTACAAGCAATGTGGTCAAGACATACCTTGAAGGTGATTTTATTGTTTATGACGATGTAACTAAACCATAATTGAGATGAGTATTGATGTAAATGTTCAGAATGATTTAGTTATAGTAACGGAAACAACTGAGGACATAGTTGTCAATGTAAGCAACGCAGCAGGTCCTGCTGGTCCTGCAGGTGCTAATGGTGTGGGTGTTCCCGTTGGTGGAACTACTGGTCAAGTGCTAAAGAAGTTTACAAATACGAATTACGATACATATTGGGCAGCAGATGCCTCTGGATTGACCTCGGTTGGTCTTTCTATGCCTTCAGCATTTGCGGTCAGCAATTCGCCTCTAACAAGCAATGGAACACTTTCGGTAACGGGTGCAGGTACATCAGCACAATATGTAAGAGGTGATGGTCAACTTGCCAACTTCCCTACAAGTGGTGGAGGTGGTTCATCGGTTAATTACTATCTCAATGGTAGTGTTTCACAAGGAACATTTGGAGGTGATACTTACTATGAGATGAGTAAGACACCCATTATTGGTGCAGGGACTAACTTTACAAGGACTAACGCACAAGGAAATGGTTATATAGCATCATTTATAACTGATGCAGGTGACCCTGCTTTGTTGAACATTCCGGGAGGGAATTGGAATCTTGAGTTTTATTTTCAAGCAAGTAGTAGTGGTAGTACTCCTTCTTTTTATGCTGAACTATACAAAGTAAGTTCATCAAACGTATTTACACTTATTACAAGTGGTTCTACTAATCCTGAAGGGATTACACAAGGGACTGTGGTTGACCAATACTTTACATCAATACCCGTTCCTCAAACGACATTACTTGCTACCGATAGGATAGCAATAAGAATCTTTGTAACACCAAGTGGAAGGACTATAACATTACATACCGAGAATAGTAATCTTTGTGAAGTTCTTACAACATTTTCAACGGGATTAAACGCACTTAACGGACTTACTGCACAAGTACAATACTTTGCAACGGGAACAAGTGGGACTGACTTTGCAATCAGTTCAGCAACTGACACACATACTTTCAACCTCCCCACCGCATCAGCAACTAATAGAGGTGCATTAAGCAGTGCTGATTGGAGTACATTTAATGGTAAGGTTGGCGGTAGCGGTGCAACGGGTCAAGTTGCATATTGGAATGGAACTAATAGTCAGACTGGTTCAAACAATCTGTTTTGGGATGCTGCTAATGCGAGGTTGGGGATTGGGACTAATGCACCAACTGAAAAATTACAAATTGTTGGCGGTTTTACTGCATCTGCAAATTCGTTTATTAGTGCAGGTAACTTATCAATATTTACCACAAACACTCCAAGAAGATTAAATCTTCAAGTAGCAAATGGTAGCAAGGCAGCAGCAATAGGTATAGAGGCAGGAGGTACAATCCATTCTGTAATAGGCGCTGACACATCGGGTACTGATTATCTACAAGTAGCATCAAGGGCAGGGATTGCATTTTATTCAGGTTCAACAATTGGTAACATTGTTACTGACCCTACTAATGAGAGGATGCGATTGACTACATTAGGTCGCTTATTATTGGGAACAACCACAGAGAGTACATACTTACTTGATGTCAACGGCACTGCGAGGGTGAGTGGGGCGAGTACGTTTGCAAGGATAACTGCAACAACAAGTGGAATTGAATTAGATTACAATTCTGGTATTTTATATCATGCTGGAGGTAGTGGAAGTTATT